TGGACTTACCTATATTATAAGGGCTATTTTTAAAAAGTCAAGCTTTTTTTTGGTTTATTTTTAATTATTTTTATTTTTATCTGAAAAAAGGGCATATATGGGGTACTTTTTAAATATTTAAAAAATTCTTATCCTGATATAAATCAATGACTTAGCCCCTTTCCACCTAATCCCCTATATTTTTTCCTTTATTTTTCTTAAAAGCCATATTATTTTATAGATATCTAATAAAACAGGGCAAAATCTATATGATAAGAAGAAATAAGCCAAAGAATGGAAATAACAAAGGAACTCAACTCCCTACAAATCAGAAAGAATACTGGTGGGAAGCCCGAGCCAGTATTGTCAAAGAACAAGCCCCTGACCAAATAACATCCCCAACAGTAGGACGCCCCCCCAAATTCAAATCCCCTGAAATATTATGGAAAGCCTGTACTGAGTACTTCAAATGGGTACAAGAAAATCCATTAATTGAAGATCAGGTATTTTGCTATAAGGGCAAGATAATACACGCGAATCGAAAAAAGATGCTTGCTATGACCAGTCAGGGCTTATGTATCTTTTTAGGCAGTATGCCAGCCTATTGGTATGAACTGAAGAATAATAGGGGGACTGAGTTTACGATAGTCTGTCTTGTTGCTGAAGCTGTTATATACAATCAGAAGTTCACAGGGGCCGCAGCTGCCCTATTAAAAGAATCTATCATAGCAAGAGATCTCGGACTAAAAGATAGACATGAGCATACAGGGCCAGGTGGGGGGCCAATAAGAACTCAATCCACTCCAGCAGATTTATCTCAGTTAAGTGATAAGGAAATGGATATCATAATTGCATTAGCCGGGAAGTTGAATAATGATAAAGTCCCTAATAGCTAAGAATCTAAACCCTCCAATGCAGACAAAGTATTGTTGGGGATGTGGTAATAGGTTTTTAACGTTTCCACCGGGACATCCCCAGGAATTAGAGTTCTGTGGGGATGCCTGCAGGAAACAAGAAGTTCCAAAGATAGCACAATTAAAACAGAAGAGGGACAGGTATTTGGAATGCGCCGAACAGCGGTAACTTGCCAGAAAAGGAAATATGATCAGTTATCAATCCCCCGTAGGGAAATAGAATCCCTGTTATCTAACCCAGATCCATTGTACGCTGAAAAGTGTCGTCGAGATTTTTCCTACTTTGTAAAAGAGTTCTGGTCGGAAGTAGACACTGCCGAGTTAGTATGGAATTGGCATATTGATTATCTTTCAGAGCAACTTACCAAAATAGCAAAGGGAGTCTCAACGGGCCTCCCAAAAGAATACGATCTCATTATCAATATTCCCCCTGGTACTACAAAATCCAAATTAGTTAATGTGCTATTTCCGGTGTGGTGCTGGACGAACTGGTATTGGATGCGATTTATCAGTACCAGTTATAGTGCCCCGCTTTCTCTGGAGCATGCAGAATCGTCAAGGGATCTTATTCGATCTGAGAAGTTTCAACAATATTTCCCAGATCTTCAAATAAAACGGGACAAAGATGTTAAATCAAATTTCCGTATAATAAAAACCCTCCCGGATAAGGTCATTGCCCTGGGTGGTAGTCGGTTCAGTACTTCTGTAGGGGGTGCGGTCACTGGATTTCATGCCCACATTATGCTGAATGATGATCCGTTGAATCCAGAGGAAGCTGTTAGCAAGGTATCATTAGAAAAGGCAAATCGTTTCATTGACCAAACTCTTAGTACCCGGAAAGTGGACAAAGCGGTATCCGTATCTATCTTGATCATGCAGCGATTGCACCAGGATGACCCCACAGGGCACGCGTTAGCAAAGAAGAAGAAAAAGATTCTCCACATCTGCATACCTGGGGAGATTAGGACAGAAGGGTATTCAGAAAAGGTGCAACCCCCTGAGTTGGTAGATCAGTACACCGATGGGTTAATGGACCCGAAGCGGATGTCGTGGGAAGTTCTGCAAGACATGAAAGCGGATCTTGGGCAGTACGGGTATGCTGGACAGGTGGGACAGGACCCCACTCCTCCTGGTGGGGGGATGTTTGTGGTGGACCATTTTCAAATGGTTGACCGGATTCCTTCTGCCCCTAATATAATCCAGATAGTTCGATATTGGGACAAAGCTGGATCGCAGAATGCGGGTACGTACACCGTCGGCGTTAAAATGATCAAACTCCGAAATGGTAAGTATCTTATTTCAGACGTAAAACGGGGCCAGTGGAGTACCGATCAAAGGGAAAGAATCATCAAAGAAACGGCGGAAGCGGATGAAGCAGGTGGTCAAAAGGTTGTGATTTATCACGAACAGGAGCCTGGATCAGGTGGAAAAGAGTCGGCCCAGGCAACCACTCGTAACTTAGCCGGATTCTCGGCACATCGGGATTTACCCACAGGCGATAAGACTTTTAGGGCAGATCCTTATAGTGTCCAAGTTAATGAAGGGAATGTTCTTCTATTGGTAGCAGAGTGGAACCATGAATTCAGGGAGGAGCACAGATTCTTCCCATTTAGTACGTATAAGGATCAAGTGGATGCCGGGGCGGGGGCTTTTAATAAGCTGGTTAAGCGACGAATCGCTGGTACTATATTGAGGAAAAGATAAATGTCAGGGAAAATACAGAACATGGTTGCATTGGCAGGAAATTTGGTCTCCAGAGCGAAAGCCTTTGCAAGGATGGGGTATCAGTACGGTGGTGATAGGGATATCTACGAAGCCCTGGGATACAAACTCGATTTAGACGTAGATGATTTTCTAACTCAGTACTCCCGCCAGGACATTGCTCAGGCTATTATCAATAAGCCTGTAGGAGCGACTTGGCGGGGAGATTTGGCAATAGTGGAGTCAGATGATGATAAAGAGACGACCCTTGAAAAAGAGTGGAAGAGTTTAAATGATGCATTAAGTCTGAAAACAGTATTTGCAAGACTTGATCGGTTAACCGCCTTGGGTCATTATGGAGTTCTTTTCCTGGGATTCAATGATGCAGTCAACACTGTTGATTTTCTCCGCCCAGTTATTCAGGGGGGGCGTCAGTTATTGTACGTTAAGCCTCTGATGGAACAGAGTGCTGGTATTGAATCCTGGGAGACCGATACGAATAACGAGAGATATGGGTTACCGACTGTATATCAACTAACTATTCTCCAGCCCGGTGGTGGCGATAGCCAAATCATACGCGTTCATCATTCCAGAATATTGCATGTGGCCGGTGAGGAGCTTTTGGAGAATGAAATACAAGGCGCTCCAAAGCTGGAGGTGGTATTTAATCGCTTAAAAGATCTTGAGAAGCTTGTAGGCGGTAGTGCTGAGATGTTTTGGAGAGGGGCAAGGCCAGGATATCAAGGTAAAGTCGATCCAGACTATCAAATGACGGCAGACACAAAAGAGGATTTGCAAGATCAGATTGATGAGTTTGAACATAATCTTAGGCGGATATTTATCAATGAAGGAGTGGATCTTCAATCACTGGCAACACAGGTCTCTGATCCTCAAAATCATGTTGATGTCCAGATACAAATGATTTCTGCCGTGACGGGTATCCCCAAAAGGATATTAACAGGGAGTGAGCGTGGAGAATTAGCGAGTTCCCAGGATAAAGATAATTGGCTTGATATGATCCAAACCAGAAGAGAAGAATACGCAGAGCCGAGGATTGTTAGGCCATTTGTTGATAGATGCGTCATGGCCGGTGCTTTGCCTGCTCCAAAGGATTCATATTCAGTAGAATGGAGCGGATTATGGGAGCAGAGTGATAAGGAGAAGGCGGATGTTGGCAAGATCAGGTCAGAGGCTTTAAAGAATTACGGATCATCCCCTACTAATCAGGATATTATACCCCCAGCGGCCTTTCTGAAAATGATGCTGAACTTAGATGACGACCAGATTGAGTTAATTGAACAGCAACAGGAACAAGCGATGCTTGATGAGGAAAGGGAGTTTGAGGAAGGTAATCTACGGGCGGAAGAGGAGTTGGAGGAAGCGGTCAGGGTAGCTAAGGAGATTGAAGAGAGGGAGAGACGGAATCGAACCTGATTTGAAAGGAGAGTTATGAAAAAGAGAATAGCAGTTTTAACTGGAGTTTTGGTTCTTTTGACAGTTTTTGCTTTTGCTGGTAATAGCGTAACCAAGACAGTTGCAGCAGCACCAGGCGGTTCCGGAACTTGGACAGATGCCATTGCCCCTTTATACAAAACAGGTAGCGGTTTCCTGAATATCAGCGTATATGGAGTAACTTGGAGTGCTACCGTTTATCTCCAGAGAGCTTTTGACGGTGGAACGACTTGGTATGATGTCACTACATTCATTACCAACACTCAAAAAGCTCTGGTTGATAGAGAAGGTGGAGTCAAATATCGGATTGGGGTTAAGAGTGGCGGATTTACTTCTGGATCTGTAGCAGTGCGGTTAAGCAACTAATGAAAAAGCTATTTGTATTTTTAAGTATCTTGATCTTCTCCTGCTCACTTGCTTATGCAGGAGACATGGATGGGCTTGGGATATTGGGTATTCATGAATTTGATGGGAATGCCACAACCTATGATGTAACAGTTATTTACAAGGATTAAATTATGGCAAAAGTCAAAACAAGAATTAGGGATTATATTAAAAAGAGGGATATTCTCCTTGTCGTTCTGTACTTAATTTTTGTGTATTTTATTCAACGTAGTGCTGGATTCTGGGTTGGATTTTTAGCTTGCTTTGTCTTCTATGACAGCATGGCTGATATAATTGTTGCCAGGATAGAAAAAGTAAAGGATGAGATGCTACTTGAGATGATAGAGCAAAACGAAATGGTGGGGAGGGCGTAATGTGGACGATTGTGTATCAAAGTAGTATTGACAATTATCAAGATTTGGAAGATTGGGAGGCTTGGGAATATTTCGATTTATTAAGGAGTTTAGCATTATGGGAGCATTTCAACAAACAATCAATCAGACCAATTCATCCGCCAAAGTTAATTGTACTGATCAAGAATGGTTACTGGCAAAAACGGATTAGATGTAATCGGCATGGAATAGGATTGAGGATTAAAGGATAATGCCACAAGTTGCTCATAAAATACATAACCATCAAAGATCCGGATTACAGGTCCTTAATAACTATGACCCAACGCGTACAACTACGCTCAGGACTCAGTTTGCGGCTGAGATGGGGAGACGTTTTCGGGCGTTGAGAGGAATTATTCGGAAAGCTATTATCGATCAGAACTGTTTTGGATTAACTCGACAAGATGAACTGCACCTCCTTCCATCAGTTTATGGAACAATGAATTTACCAGGTCATAACGCTTTTACCTTCCCAAGATCCAGCGATAAAGTAGAAGGGTTCATGGAGTGGCTGGGACAGCAACAGGAAATAGGCATTTTAGAAATGCCTGGATCACAGATTGGAAAAGGAGTAGAACAGGCCTGGACAAACAAGTATATCCAGAGTAGTTATCAGAAGGGAATTGTTAGAGCAAGACAAGAATTGAGAAAGGCCGGGTACAGATCCAGAGCAGGAGATGAAATACCGGCACTTGAAACAGGAGGTCAAATATCAGCGGCGTTTAATCAACCTTTTCATGCAGATCGATGTTTTATTGATAAAAAAATACCGATATACACATCTAAAGGATGGTTGCCAATAGGAGAAATTTGTGTAGGAGATCGAGTTTTAACTCATGCTGGAAAATTTCGAAAAGTTACTAAAGGGCATATTAAAACAAAGAGAACTCCAGAAGTAGTTACAATAACTTTAGGAAATACTCGAAAACAAAAGTTAAGTTTATCTGCAACTGTAGGTCATCCTTTTTTAGTAAATAACGAATGGAAGGATATAAATGAAATACAATTAGGTGATGTTATTTCGTATCTTGCTGCGCGATGCAAAGTATGCGGAGTAAAAATTCCGTATTTTCAGAAATTTTGTTCAAAGAGTTGTCAATCGATTGGGAGTAGAGAAGTAGTTAGTAAATCAATAAAAAAGAAATGGGAAAATAAGGAATATCGTGAAAAAACAGTAGCTACTATGAAAAAAAGCTTTGATAACGGAATTCGTAATCGATTTGAAGCTACAAAAGCAGCTAATAACGCAACTCTTCGGATGATTGAGGATGGAATACCTATTGGATTTCAAAGATTAACTTTAAGTGAAAAAGATGAGCTTCAACGTAAAGCGTATGAAGGGAAAAAAGATTCTATAATTAATAAGACATTTGGTTTTCAAAATAAAGAATTACGCAATAAGGCAATAAAAAATGGAAAAGTTGTAGTACAACAATTAGTAAAAGAAGAAAAGTGGACTTTTCAAAGACCCGAAGTTCGTGAAAAAGCTCTGCAATCCTTAAGAAAACGAATTTCAGAATTATCAAGTCAAGGAGAGTGGGGATTTCAGAGACAAGAGATAATGGAGAAACTTATCTTAGCGTCTAAAACTCCTGAATCTAGACAGAGAAAATCAGAGTATATGAAGAAAAATTGCCCAATGAAAAGACCCGAAATAGCTAAAAAACAAAGTGAGTCTTTGAAAAAATACTATTATGATAATCCTGAAAAACATCCCCGTTACACGATGGCCCAACAAGGCTACATGACATCGATAGAAAGAAAGGTAAAAGAATTTTTAGATGAAATTAAAGTTGAGTATACTCAAGAATACCCGATAAAAGTGAAACCTCTAGATGGCTCAAGAAGACGAGTTTATTGGGTTGACTTTTGTTTAGCAGAGCTTGGAATTGTTATAGAATGTGACGGAACGTACTGGCATGTAAATCAAGAAGAAAAA